CCCGGTATAAGACGTGACTGTGCTTGAGCAGTATCTATCTCTTTAGCACTAAGCCTAGCAAAAGGAATGAGGTCCCTTTGACCTTTACACACAAACGAGATAAACTCCATAAATGATGGATCGTGGACGCAGTTTTCGAGTATCATAAATTGACGTACACAAAACATACGTGAATCCCAAACAGCTGGTTTATGAAACTTTTCGGGGTTTAAGGAACTATTCAAAGCTCTTATTGTTGGATAGTATCCTCCGAGTACCATTGACGATTCTCTACTATAGAACCCTCTATGGAAGTAACGCTGTAGGAAAGAAAAACTGTCTGCCTCATCAGACTGCTTTTCTTCTTTTGCTGGTAATCCAAACTTTGCCATGTAGTCAACAAAGAATTCCGCCGATTCGCCCGTCTCATTGAGCCAATAAAAGTCGTCGCCTATTCCTTGTCCTCTACATTTTAGACAATACGCCATGAACATCTGCAATATTGTTTCACCTAGCTGTGTCCACCCAGATCCAGATGAGTAACCATGCAGCCCAGTCGTAATTGAATTACGCCCCACTAAGAGCGGGATGTCATTAACATGTGACATGCAGTGGTATAAATCGTCCCACTCACTTTCTTGAAACAACCATTTTACAATCTCGAATACAAGTCTAGTCTGTGCTAAACGCATATGTGCGTCCATTGCAGTTGTATCTCCACCAAAGATACGCCCTGAGCCCCACTGAGCAGTAGCTATCTTCTTGACTGTTTCAAATCCGTTCCACGGAGAGACATATTCGCGAACCCATATGGTCGGAGAAAGGCGAATAGTTTCTTGAATTAATTGAGTAAATTGTGACTCAAGTAAATTCATAGACATTGGGAACATCCAAACTCCACGCAATTTACCGTTATACTGTCTAAACAGTGCAATTGCTGGCCATTCATACGCTTTACCAGATAAAGCATCTTGAATACTTTGTTCTTTTACTCTTTCTCTTCGTGTGAAGAGTGGCATTCCTGAATTAGTAGATAGCGTATCTCTCTCACGCATATCATCTACTACAGATTCGATGCTCAAACGTCGCTTCGTCCTTAAACGACTACCAAATAATTCTTTAGCAAAGGACTGAGTTAGAGGAAAATATTCCTCCAATGCTTCACCGTCATCATACGTTGACACGGAGAATGAGTCTTCGTAGACTTTCAGAGCTTCCTTGATCGGTGGAATTTTGCCTTGAGGACCGAATTTAGGCAGTTGTTTTGCCTCAAACTGGTTAAATTCCGCTGAAAATTGGGAGTAACTATTAGATTTTTCCAAAATTGGCATCCAACGGTTCAAAGTCGTGTCAGAACTCTCCTTTTCGTATAACCACGAATGTGGTGTTTCTGGCCTTCCTTGTTCCAAC